TTTTTATTTAATTATTTTGTTTTCCAATAAATTATTTTTATTTTATTTTATTTACACACAAAACAAACAATACAAAATTAAACAGAAAATAAATTTTAGAACACCTAAAATCCGGTGGTAACTACACCACTAATCGCATACCTACGAAGGATATATATATCTACATTACCAGCGGTCAACGATGACATGCCACTAATTGTAATGGTATTAGCAGACCCAGTACCGTTTGCTTTAACTTGCACTGTTGTGGCACTAAACGCATTTGAGCCAGTTGACGCAAAACCATTTTGACTACTGGACGTGTAACCATCAAATCCATTTGTATTCACAATGTTTGTACCCAATGAAAACCCTGGACCACTACCAATGTCGCTACCAGTCATCACCAATACAATCTCATAAAACCCAATTGACGGGATAGTAAAAGTTGTATTGGTGAAGCTTACTGGCAAGTCACTGCCAGCAGACAACACGGCTGCAGTTAATGGCGCCGCTGCTGTGCCAGTATTACTACTACTCACAATATGCGCTATAGCCATAGACTGGTTATACTTAGGAACAGTAAACTTTACACAATATGAAACCCATAATTCACCCATTACATTTGCTGCCTGTTGCCCTACTGTTGCCAGCGAAAACTTACCATAATCATACATTCTAGGATCAGCATTCGCTGGATAAGCACCCTCAAATGTTGAATAAAAGGACGGGTCACCAACATATAAATTTCGTATTGGAGCCCCACCTCTCTTACATTCAACAGGATGAATTTTGGACAAACAGGGAACATTAGAAGTGGAAAACATATAAGACTCCATTTGGATCTTATTATTGAACAAAGGATCCAATGCATCATATTGAGTAGTCATAATCACAGTCCCAAGAGCGGTGTTTGTAGACCCAACAGCTGTTCCAGAAGTTGAGTTAAATTCAAACACCAATCCCAGGAACTCATACTCTTCATAATTTGGTGCATTCTGTGACAACCGCGGAAACAAAGCGCGGTTTGCAGGATTTATATTCTGATTTACAGCCAAAGTAAATAATGTAGAACCAGTAACATCACCAATAAATTCACGAGCACATACATATATTGAACCATCAGTAGTGGTTGTGAATAATGGTGGTGGCGTTACAGACTCAGTACGAGCATCATACAAAACATTTTTCTCTATTGTGTACGCACCCATACCGAATATCTTACCAATGTAAGAGGCAGCATCACCAATAAATCCACCGACTGTTGCACCAGCTTTACCAAGCGCAGACCGATTTTCTCTAGACTTAGGAGCACGTTGAACAACTTGCTTCTCCACAACAACAACCTGCGACTGTTTAGCCTTCTTGCCTTTACTTTTACTCAAACGCTTTTTCATAATGAAAAACAAACAATTCAAACAATAACAATTAAACAATTAAACTTTTATTTACAACTGGTGACCACGTACACCAGGATATGTTACTTAACATGAGGAAACCTGCATTGTTTACCACGTTTGCAATTTCCATCAACATAAAACTTACATACTTGTTTATGTTGGTATCGACATTTATCACCCTGCTTACATAAACCACGCAAAAACCTCTTACAAACGCCATTCACCTGCTTAACTAATATAGTGTCATCCACAACAGTAATGGGAGCAGTAGATTTGGGTGGCAAGTTATCAATTGCAACAATTATGGGCATCGTTAGCAAATCACTAGCAGAATTACAAGCTAGCAAATAATCATACAATGGATCAACATCAGCTGTCGGAAGAAACGACATAATACACGCATGATCATCATCCACCCTACGATTAGGCCAATTATTCTCACGACCATATTGAGCCCACCAACCAACCACATCTGGTCGAACAGGAATATCAAGCCGCATCCCTAAACGATTTGCAGCATGTAAAATTATCCTTATTATTGGTGTATGCGGATCACTTAGAGCCAGGCCAGCTAACTTCTGCTGAAGTTTTTCCAGTGGTGTTAGTCCTGTGATGTTCACCGTGACATGGAGCTTAGACAACGCACGTGGTAAATCACACATTGAACTCGAATCACCAGACCAAACCAATTCTGAAAAATAACGCGATAAATAATTTACACCAACCGCGCCTGGCTGAAACCACTGGGTCTCAAGCCTTTGACCTACAGCAGAACCTGCCTTATTCAACCAATCTACACATATGGGTCCAACAAATGCAGAGACTATTGAATCATCTCCGCCAAATTGTCCTAACGAATTGAATGCTTCATCCTTTGGAATTCCAGCAAGACGTCTAGCATAATAATCCATAAATTTACTCAAAATGGTGTTAAACAATGCGGTTTCAGGTGAGCCACTACCACGCTGGGAACTGATCCGATATTTAATGCGACACTGTGTTTTAGCATCAACATTAAATTGCATACCATGCAATTGAATGATCTCTTCACTAAGTTCCTTCGGAAAAGCACGCAATAAAATCATGCGCTCTAAGGTTCTAACTACATCGTGTACATGCCCATCCATTCTAACAGCATCAGCACACAACACCCCTATCTTAGACGTGGCACACATTGCTGCTATATACTCAGCAATGTCCCGCGGATTCTTACCAAAAGAGTACCAACTGAGAATCATTATATAATCTGACAATGCATACGTATATCTGGAATAGTCCCGCTTAATAACAGTTTGGAATGTCGTAATCATCCTCGGATCATTAGGTTTCAAATAGGGCTCAGCCTTCATAAAGGTTACACAATCAGGCTCACGGACACCAAATTCATATTGATCTAAAAGAGCACGTTGATTTGGACGGCTTTGCCTTTCATAAACCACATCCATTTCATGTGGATATAAAATGCCACTAATGGGCAACAAGAGTTTGACAAACATTTCCATTTCTAAAACCAGAAATTTACTCGGAGCTTGATCAACCAATGATCTAGCATCCTCATTAGGGGCTAAAATACGACGATCAATTGATGCTTGTTCATTCAACTTCGTCCTATCAGGAACGAAGGCGACAGGCAACAGAGGACTCATGAAACTGATCATAAGATTCTTCGCCTCTGGGTCATAATCACTGAATTTATTTATCATTTGATACGACCTAATACCCTGTATAGCTGGATAAACAACCATAGGCTTGAAATTAAAACCTTGTCGGAAATAATCAAGCAATGTAGCAGCACCCTTTCTGTCATTCTCAAGCCAGCTTTGCACCATTGCAAACCCTGGCTTAACAGATGAGTTCCTATAAGCACTATCAACAGCTTCAAACAAAGATTTTGATAAATTAATGGCATTTAATGATCCAAGTTTTGAAATGGAGCGCACAGCCCCATCTTCACCATGTGTATCCAACACAGCAAAATTTCCATCAACAACTTGCAACCTGCGCAAAACATCACATTCCAACATCTGTGCAAACCAAGAAAACACACCACGCCACTTACCGATAGGCACAAGCAAAACATACTCATGCTCATCATTTGCGGCACGCCTGTCAATAGCATAAGCTTTACTAACAAAACCGTCAGTGACAAGTATAACATCACACGAATAATTCCAAATCATGTGCGTGTACTTCTGACCACCCTTAACAGAATATTCAACCATATTCTGATTATTAAACGTGAAATAAAATTCAGAAAACTCGCCAGCAGCTTTAGAAGGTTGGAAAGTGTACAACAAAACGACACTGTTCCACTCAACTAACAACCGAGGCATATCACAATAATAATCAACATCCACCAAAACTAACAAATCTCTATGGCTCGGCGTAAAACTAGCAGGTGGTACAACAACATCCTTGACCCAATGATAATCACGAACAACTTGAACGCCTTCATCACAATCTGTGATGGATCCCTGATATGAAACAACTGACATCCCAAGCTTATTGGCAATAAGCCTAGCAAAAACAAGAGCACTAGATCTCCATGCTGCAGAATCAGGGTGGATATGTGACGCATCACATGATTTGACATACGGCAATACCGTCTCACGAAAACATGATCTAACGACCCTAGAGTCAATAAAACAAACTTTTCCATAATGTACTAAACGACTAATATAATGTCTGAACCTCCCAAGAATATAACTCGCAAAACGTACCTTAATTACTTTCCTCTTCACATAAGTCAACAACATAAACAAACAAATACAACCGAAGCGACGGTTAAACAGTAACATTGACTAAAGCGATAGTCAAACAATTAAATGGGCTAAAGTGCAAATATAAAAACTTTCCCTCGGTTTTTCAAGGATCATCGAGAAGGCACCGGACAGATCAGACATGAACTGCTTTCCCAGATATCTATCCCTATCTCCAGTTAACCTGATTCCAGGGAATAAAAGAATCTGTTAAAAAGAAAAGATAACTCTTCCCAGGCTCCCTGCGGACGTCGTCGTGTTCACTTGCGTTGCCGCACATTATCCACGCCCTGGTTCAGGAATATTAACCTGATTCCCTT